TACTACACAGATGCATAAAACTCATAATCTAGGAACTAATAAAACTCAACACAGACATTACTAAAAAAAAAAGGAAACCTCCGTCCCGTAGAAAATGGCCAATTAAAACAAAAAAAAAAGACAGCGCGAGTTGCGCCGCGGCGGAGAGTCGGCTTTTTTATTTTTTTAATTCTATTTTCGCACTCTTAATAATCTTGTAAAAAACCTACATATTATTTTAAAAAACTTCTTAATTCCCATTAACTACAAATCTATTCATATGGGAATACTAGATGTTGCCTTATCATTCCTTCACCGAATGAATAGTCAAACTCTAAGCCATCATCTAAGTTACCATAGTCTACCCTGACAGGGTGGCTATTATGGGTACCCAAGTGAGTTACTTTCCATCTATCCTTACTAAGTAAATCTTCATCTGGTTCAAAATTAGCAAATATGATTACATGGGGGCAATTCATTAACACCATCCCACACTCATACTTAGACGAGAAGAAACATCCATTTTTCACCTCTTCAATGCCGGTATATGATATGTATTTTTCTGAAGAACGTGGTATATCCAAAACTATTAACTCTGGATAAACTTTATGTTTCTCAAAATACTTTATTATCCCATACTTCATATCAGAGGCTTTCCCCCCCAGTATGATACCGTCATATTTAGCACATAGATACTTACAAAACACCGACTTACCAATGCCACCAACAGTTTCCCAAAACCAATGTATGTCCCTTTTATTGGGAGTAATCTTGATTGTTTCAAGAATTCTTTTTTGCCAATCAAATAACTCACTATCAACCAGTATATCCAATGGCTTGGGTATTCTAATACCATAAACCCATTGTCTACCACACGCTGTATCCGATTTACAACAATACTCTCTAGAAGCCTGTATGTTACGACATTTTTCCCAATGTATTTTAGGAGAAAACGAAGACTTAGGTCTTGTACGTTTTATAAACTCTATATAACCTTGTAAATGTTTCGTACCCTTCGCACCAACCTCTTCCTGGAATATATAACAATAAGCTAAAACCTTACACATCTTGCACAAATCAGTTATATCAACTTCAGTATAGTTATTGAAAGTAAAGCACCAATGCTTTGATGCAGAAATTTGTTTCTTACGGTTAGGAGGATGACTAGTATTACCATCCTCCCCAATATTCTCCTTGCACTCACTCGTACTCATTATCACTTATTGTACAATAAACCTCTTAACTTTAAGTATATAAAAACTATTTAATAGTATATAATATAAAATGACTAGAAACAAGTATAAAAAACGACGCTATTCTAAAAAATCCAAATGGAGAGAGCAGAAAATCTCCGTTGGCACAATTCAAAAGATAGCAAGAACCATCGCAAAACAAGAAGACAATAAAAACTTAGAACATTTATTTACTACTCATGTAATCGGCGTAGCTTCTGGCGGTGTAGATGATTCACCGGCACCTAGATTGGTAACTAGAGAAGGCCTAAGTAATCCTACCAATGCCACCAAAGACGTAATATTATTTCATCCATTCACCAAGAAAATGCAATTTACTACTGGGAGTGATATCGTAAAAAGCGGTAACGGTTATAGAAAAGGCGACGAAATCTTCGTAACTGGCATAGGCGTCCGTGGATATATCGTTGTTCCCAATGATATGATGGCGGGCACTATAAGAATAACTGTATTCCATGCAGACCAACACTTCAGTGACCTATGGGATAAACAAACCGACTTAGATAACATGATGCTCAAAAGGTCGTTAGATGAAGATGAATATAAAGTAAAAGTCCTTATGAGAAAAGAGTATAACTTTACTCCATGGGGCGCTGGCGCCAACGTTACCAAAAGAATAAATGTAAATATGTATAAAAAAATAAATCGAAAAATTCATTATAATGATGGATTAATAGATGAAGATGGTTGCAACCAAGCTGATTTCAAAGATAGACGATATTTACTATCGATTATCTCAAATGTCCCAGTCTATGGGACCCCCGTTGACCTCGATAAAAATGTAAAATTCCAAGGTATGTTCAATTGCTACTACACAGATGCATAAAACTCATAATCTAGGAACTAATAAAACTCAACACAGACATTACTAAAAAAAAAAGGAAACCTCCGTCCCGTAG